CTAATACTCTTCCTTCAGATTCTCCATCTACAGTTTTAATGGTTACGGCCACTAAAACTTTAATTATTAATTCTGGTTCTTATGTTGGACAATATTTACCTCATCTTAAATATATTTTAAGAATTCATAGTTCTGTTCCCATTTATCCAATAAATGATACAGATAATTTATCTATTCAAATTTCTGAAAGTTCAAATCGTATTATAGAATTTCCTATAATTGATTTTGATTCTTTAGATATCCAAATTTCTGAAAGTTCTTCTATACATATTACTTCTAGGATTTTAGATTCTGATACTTTAGATATCCAAATTTCTGAAAGTTCTTCGTTATATGGTACAACACAACACGCTTTAATAACTGCATTATATAATGAAATATTAGTATCTGAACCATCGGATGCTAGGATAACTTCATTATATAATGAAACTTTGGTATCTGAACCATCGGATGCTAGGATAACTTCATTATATAATGAAACTTTGGTATCTGAACCATCAAACACAAGAATAACTCAATTATATAATGAAATATTAGTAGCTCTTTATAGATTTCACCTTTATGATAATTGCCAAATACAAATTGTAGAAAAATCTTCCATAACAATTAAAACACAATCTTTAGATATTTGTTCTTTTCAAATCCTTGATGAACATCATCCAGTTTTATTTGCTATTTATCCAAATATATTACCAGAGTTTCAACCAAATGTTACTTTAACTTGTATTGGATGGGGATTTTTACCTACTAGTATTATAGTTTGGAATGGAATTAATATTCCTACAATTTTTATTTCACCTGAAGAATTGCAAGGTATTTTACCATCAATGGATATAAATATGATTGGAAATGTACCAGTACATATTTTGGATCCATAATGCAAATATCTAATACATTATATGTTGAAGTTCAAACTATAAAACGTGCAGTTCGATTAGGTGATATATCTGCGGGTAATTTTCCTCTTCCACCAGAACCAAATATACAAGGGTCTCCAAGTGTATTTGTCAATGGGCTTCCATGGCATAGAGTTACAGATCATTGGGATATTCCTAATCCTTTAAATCCAATTGCAATATTAGGGTTTGGATCTAAAACTGTATTTGTTAATGGATTAGCAGCCGGAAGAAATGGAGATTTTATTGTATATCCTTCTGCACCTACAATTGAAATTGATTTTGCAGACCAGGCCAGTCCCAACGTATTCTGTGGATAAATATTTATATGTATATCATTTATAAACATACGAGTCTTACTGGTAAATCTTATATTGGATATACTTGCCAAGGATTAATAACACGATGGAATCGTGAAATTTCCCATTCTAAGAATTTTCAAAATAAAAGAAAACTTGATTATGCCATTAGAAAATATCCAAACAAATAAGACGCCAATTGAAGAGGATAAAAATAAATGTCGGATAAATGGCTCCAAATGTATTATAAATATAACTGATGACACCTTTTATAACTCCAACAGTTAGATATACGGATTTATCACTTGCATTTAATGCTAATCCTGTTACAGGAGATGTAACAACTTTAACGGATGATGCAGCTATTAAAGCTTCTGTTATAAATTTAGTATTTACAATGAATTATGAAATTCCTTTCCATCCAGAACAAGGATGTGCGGTCTATAGTTCTCTTTTTGAAAATATTTCACCAATGACGGCTGCTAAAATTCGTAGATCAATTATGGACGTTTTACAAAATTATGAACCTCGGGTAATTGTCCAATCTGTAAATGTTATTCCTGCACCAGATCAAAATTCTTATAATGCAACAATTACGTACCAAATCCTGGGCCAACCATTAACTACAACCATTACAGTTTTCTTGGAGAAACTTCGGTAAAATAATATGGCAAATTCTTCTAATAGTTCCAAATTTAATATTTCTTCATTAGATTTTGATACAATCAAAGCCTCTTTAATAAATTTCCTCCAGGGACAACCAGAATGGACAGATTATAATTTTTCTGGGTCGGGGTTGAATTCTATTCTAAATTTGCTCAGTTATAATACCACGTATTTAAGTTTTTACCTTAACATGGTCTCTAACGAAATGTTCCTGGATTCAGCGGACCGAAGAGAAAATATCGTAAGTGTGGCCAAACAAATTGGTTATTTACCAACTTCAAGAAAATCGGCACAAGCAGTCATTAATTTTGTATTAACACCTCCATTAATACCAACACCTCCAGCCACTTTAGTGGTACCAATTGGAACAACTTTTAATACAATGGTTAATAATGTGAGTTATACCTTTGTGAATTTGGAAGCTTTCACATTAATATATGATGCCATCCATAATCAATATGTGGCTACAAATGTTCCTATAAATGAAGGAAAATTATATACTTATCAATATGTGGTAAATTTTTCTAATCCTGTCAAATATTTAATCCCAAATTCTTCTATAGATACAAATACATTATCGGTTGCTATTCAAGATAGTCCTGAATCGGCATTATTGGTTACTTATAATTTATCAACTGATTTAACTACCTTAAATGGAACATCAAATGTTTATTGGTTACAAGAAGATGATAACGAACAATATGAAGTTTATTTTGGCGATGGAATTTTAGGGTCAGCTTTACAAGATGGTAATGTAATTTTCTTAAATTACCTTGCATGTAATGCTGCTGCTCCTAATGGAGCCAATTTATTTACACTTTCTGGAACAATAGGTGGATATACAAGTATTGTAATTACTACAATTAATCCAGCTTCCGGTGGTGCTGAAAGAGAAACAAAAGATAGTATTCGCTTTTCGGCTCCAAAAAATTATCAAACACAAAATAGATGCGTTACGGTAAATGATTATGCAACAATTATTATGAGAGAATATCCTAATGTGGATAGTGTTGCTGTATGGGGTGGAGAAACAAATAATCCTCCACAATATGGAAAAGTATTTTTAAGTTTAAAACCTGTTTCAGGATATACGATTACAAATTTAACTAAACAAAGTATCATTGATAATATTCTTTCACCAAGAAATATTGTTTCAATTATTCCTACTATTGTCGATCCAGATTACATTTATTTGATAGTAAATTCTACAGTTAAATATAATGCCCAAAATACTACCAACACTTCAGGAACAATTCAGTCATTAGTTACTACCACAATTAATAATTTTGCTGAAGAATATGTAGGACATTTTGATGATATTTTCCGTTATTCATTATTAACAAAATTAATTGATAATTCTGAACCTTCTATTACTAACGATTTAACTACCATTTTAATAAAGAAAAAATTTACTCCTCCAATAAATACAACAGATAATTATACCATTACTTTTAATAATGCAATTCAACCAAATACTTTAACTAGTGGATCATTTATTGATGCCACAGATGTAAATTATGTATCGGGACAATTATATTACTTTGATGATAATGGAAATGGTGTAGTAAGAACTTATAAGTATGTGGGTGCTGTAAAAACTTATACCAATTTAAATTCAGGAACAATTGATTATATAAATGGTATCGTTACTTTAACAAATTTTGAACCTTCAAGTATTACAGATAGTAGTGGTCAATTGAGTATAATTGCTATTCCACAAATTAATGATATTATTCCTTATCAAAATAATATTATTGTTATTGATCCTTCAGATGTAACGGTAAATATGGTCATTAATCCTTCTCTCGGATAAAAATATGGCAGAAACAGATTTTCCATTTATTAGTGAAATTGTTCCAGTACAACCTGGAGCTACACTCTATATTCGTAATCAATTTCCAACTATATTAGATTTTATTCAAAATTATTATGAATGGTTAGAACAGAATCAAAGTGCAACACAATTAGGTGTAATTCAAGGAATTTTCGAATTATTGGCACAGAGAGATATTGATTCTACTCTTGCCCAATTTTTACCATATTTCTTTTATGAATATTTAAATAATATTCCTAATACAATTCTAGCTGATCCAAGAAAATTAGCCAAACATATAAAAGATTTTTATCTAGCACGCGGTTCAGAAGGTTCTTATAAACTTTTATTCCAAATTCTCTATAGTGATCCAATACAGTTTTATTATCCTAAAAATGATCTTTTTATAGCTGATGGTGGTATTTGGTCAGTTGATACTATTATCCGAACAACAACTAATAATAATACTTATGAATTTATTGGTAGAAAAATTACTGGTGTTACTTCCGGGGCAACAGCTTATGTTGAACAAGTAGTACAATACCAAATCGAATCAAATTTAGTAAGTGAAATTTATATTTCTGGGCTTGTGGGTATCTTTTCAATTGGTGAATATGTAAATGTTACGTTACCTAATAATAGAACTGTTCAAGAAACAACTTATGGATTAGCAACAGGCATTCTGTTGACAAATCCTGGAACAGCATATCAGCCTGATGATATTATTACGGCAACTGGTTTAAATACAACTACCATTTTTTCTGTTGATGTCATTAACGGAACAGAAATAGGAAGAGTTGTTCAAGCCACATTTGAAAATGACCCACAACCCCCAGCTATTCAATTAGCATCTTCAGCATCGATGGTAGATGGATATTATAATAATATGGAAATAACCATTACAGATGGTAATGGTAATGGACAAACTAAAAAGATTATAAATTATATCGGTGAAAATCAAGTAGCAATTATAGATTCAAATTGGATCATACTTCCTGATATCACAAGTCATTATAGCATTTCTTTAGGTAATATTCAAACAATAAAAGTAAATGATTTTGGAATTGGATATACAACACCAATAGCAGCGAATTTTTCATTATCTGGAAATGGTGATGCAACTGGAACAATCATGGTTGGTGCTGTAGGTCATTATGCTGGTCGTTTTGTAAATGATTCTAGTTTTATTGATTATAAAAAATATTTGGAAGATGATTATTATTATCAAGCATTTTCTTATGTGGTTAAATCTCATGAAACGTTAGAACAATATGAAAATGTGGTTAAAAAACTTTTACATCCTGCGGGATTAGCTTTATTTGGTGAAGTAATTTTAGAAAATGTTCCTTTTGTGCGTAAAAGTCATGAAATTTCTGGATTAGCAACAACTGCTGGTTTTAGTGGTTTATTACCTTCTGGTGTTGAAGCACAATATTCCATGATGGAAGATTTGACTAATTCACAACTTTTATATGACGATAGTTCAGCATATCCAAATGGATATAATGGATATTTAGGATCTACACCTAATATTGATATTGATGATCCAAATTGGGGAACAACAGGTGTTGAGTTTTTAAATACTTTTATTACTGATACAAGTTTAATGCCAAATAATTTAGAACAAACAATTGTTGTGGTAGCTAAGATAAATGAATTGGTTTCAAATTCTTGTTTTATTGGTTCTATTGATACTACGAATGATTCTGGAATTTCTGGATATCAAATTTTTATTAATTCAGATGGTAGTATTTCATTTAGAACACAAAAAATTAATCCAAGCCAAAATAATTTAGT